GGAAAGGTCAGACTGTTCCGTCTGCTCTGTCCTTTCCAGTTTTGGGTTTTCTTCTGTGTCATACACCAGTTCCATCTCTGCGCCACTGGCGATATCGTTGGCGATGACTTTCAGTTCCACCTTTTCCCAACTTCTGGTTCTTTCCACACCTCGCAATTTGTTGTTTGACGGGATGGACACCGTCCGGAGGCTGACCTCGGAAGGACAGCCGTTACTGCCAATCTCGTCCAGTTCGAACTGCCCAAGGCGTAGCGTTTTGTTTCCGGCGGTCAGTGATTCCCAATTTAACGTGTTCAGCGTAACTTCCAGAGTGGCGCCTTTATCCGGGAACCAGGCGTTCTGCCACATTCCCGCTTTATCTTCCAGTGTGAGATCCAAAGTATCCGCTTCGCCAGACATGTTGTCGGTGTAGCTTAATCCTTTGAGGTGTGCCGCCAGGTCTACAGATATATCCTTTTGGTTATAAACCACCGTGGCCGCAAGCCGTTTAGCAAGCATATCTCATCGCCTCCATGGCGGCAGCGTGTCCGGGGTAGGCGCTTTGTACTCCGGCAGGGTAAGCACGACCCCGGCAGAAAAGACCACAGTGTCCTTGTATGCCTGGTTCGCTTCCAGAAGGACGTTCATGGCCTTCTCCGTGCCATATTTCTTTTTGGCGATAGCGTCCCACATATCGCCCTGTATCGTGGTGTACTTATTCATAGCGCACCCTCCTTTGCTCGTGCTGATACTGAATCATAAATTCCCGGAATTTGGCAAATGATATATCACTTGCCTTGTCAACGGTTTCCCTAACTTCCTGTTGGTTTACATTCCCTGAGAAATGCAAATCATTGTGGATGTTAATCACCGGCGGAGCAGATGCAGTCTGTCTGTTTATAGACGGAGCGACAAGCTCCTTGATTCGCTCAATGAGTGTTTCTTTTTGTGCCGGTATATCATGGAAGTTAACATCCGGAGTTCCTGCAGTCTGTACCAGTGGGTCAAACAGTGCGGGCACAATGGACGGCTTCGCCATCGTCTGGATCACCGGGGACACCATCGGAGCATCCATCTTTGGCAAACTGATCACGTTATTCACCGCCGCCGGATTTACAACAGGCGTCTGCGCCATGGCCGTGAAGGACGGTTTCATTACCGGGCTTGCCGGATTCACTATCACTTCCGGTACCGCCGCCACTGCGTTGACGAAAGTCTTCACAATAGGCGAATCGGCTACCGCCTGAATAATGTTCTTCACGACAGGCGGGGCCTGCAGTATCGGTTTGCTTTCCGGAATCTGGATCACCGGGGACGGCGCAGTGATAGCTGCCTGTTCCACGTTCACCGATGCCGGAGCTACTTCAGCGGGAGGGACGTTCACTGCCGGGACGGATGCGGTCACATTAATCGTGGGGTTGAACGCGGGGGATACCTGTAACATCGGTTGCAGTGGGTTCCCCATGATCTGGTTGGTTTTTGCCAGCAGCCCGATGTTTCGTTTCGTCGGGGTATGGGGGATAGCTGATTCCCCGGATTCTTCCGCAAAGGTTGTCAAGAAAGCGCCCTTGCCGTAGATACCGCCGGAAGCGTTGGATGCAGACATTTGTGCAGCCATTTGTGCAGCGGGACCATTGGCACCGGATGCGTTAATTCCACGAGTGAAGGCGCTTTTAGCTGATTCCCATGCCTGAGAAACAATGCCAGTCAGTCGTCCAGGCAGTGCAAGAAATCCGTCTATCAGACCATTGACGGCGCTTTTGCCCCATTCGATAGCCTTGTCGATAAAAGTCTGACCGACTCCGTCCAAACTTTTGAATATCCCGGTTATCCGTTCAGGCAAAGTCCTGAACCATCCGACAATATAACCTACAGCATATCCTGCCTTTTCTGGTAAGGATGTAAGGAAGTTCCATGCGGTTGTCTTTACCCATTCCCAGCCTGCGACAAGACCTGCGCTGACGGTGTCCCAGTTTTTATACAATGCGTATCCGGCAGCGACAAGACCTGCAACGGCTACTACGACCAAGCCTATAGGGTTGGCTGCTAATGCAGCATTGAACGACCAAGTTCCAGCAGTAGCTGCAGTTGTTGCCACTTGATAAGCCGCATAAACTACTCCTGCCGCTTTCATCGCAAGAGCGGTTCCTGTCATGGCTATTGCTGTTAGTCCAAGAGTTTGAATCAAAGCAGGGTGTTTTTCCGCAGCGTCACCAATTAGCCCAGCAAATTTTGCCAGACCGTCTCCTGCATCTGCCAATGCAGGCAGAAATGCTCCTCCAAAGGATATAGCCGCCGATTCCATTGCAGACTGCAAACGAATCATTGCACCTTTTGCGTTTTTGTTCATGGTCTTGGCCATGCGGTCAGCTTCACCGTCACACTTGTCCATCTCGTTTACAAGCTGGTCAAATTTTTCCGGAGAAGAATCCAAAACTGCAAGCCATCCAGTAGACGCATTTTTTCCAAAAATTGCACCGACAGTGGCTAAGCGTTCTTCTTTGCTCAACCCCTGCATCTTTGTCCGCAACTCTGTGATGATTGCAGACATCTTCCGGGGACCATTAATATCAGACATTTGGACGCCCAGAGCCTTCATGGCTTCTTGCGCTTCAGCCTGCTGTTTGGACATTTCCGACATATTCATGCCCAGGGCTTCCATGGCTTTAGCCGCCTGTTTCGGAGGCCCTGCCAAACGCAAGAAGCCTGAACGCAAAGCTGTACCGGCCTGAGAAGCTTTAATGCCGCTGTTAGCCATCAAGCCTGCAAGAGCTGCAGTCTCTTCCATGGATACGCCAAAAGCATGAGCCACAGGGGCACCATACTTCATGGTTTCGCCCAACATCTCTACGTTGGTATTGGTTCGGGTGATGGTGTAGGCGAACACGTCCGCCATGTGCCCGGCTTGGTCAGCAGAAAGGCCGAAGGCTGTCAGATCGTCCGATACAATATCCGCAGTTCGTGCTAAATCCGTACCGCCGGCAGCCGCCAGACTTAACAGGCCCGGCATGCCTTTAATGATTTCCTGCGTGTTCCAGCCTGCCATGCCTAAATAACTCATGGCATCTGCTGACTGACGTGCGGTGAATTGCGTTTGCCGGCCCAGTTCTTTGGCAGTAGATGTCAACAGTTGCATTTCCGCATCATTGGCCCTTGTAATGGCTTGAACCTTTGACATCCCTTGCTCAAATTCTGCCGCTGTGTTAATTATGCCTACGAGGGGGCGGGCAGCTGCATAAACACCAGCTGCAAAAACACTTAGTTCAGAAGTTGCGTTGCTCAGATTCCCTCTTGCGTTAATAAAATTGTTGAATTTTCCTTCTTTCTCATGTAGTGCTTTTAACCTATCACTTAAGGCAGCATTTTGGTTAGTCCAATTTTTTTGACTAATATCACCATTAAGCAGTCCATTACCTATTTTGTACTGCTCTTTATTTGCCGCATCTATCTCTTTGCGTACGCTAATTATCCCATTTCTGGCAGCAACCATACTATTATGAAAATTGCGTCCTAAAAGACAGTTTACAGAAAATGTAAAATTAAAATTTTTTGCCATAACACTACCATCACTTTCAAAATTATGGTAAAATCAATCAAGGAGTGATTAGCATGCTAAGTTTTATTGTTGCAGTATTTGGAATATGTTTCCTTATATATTTTTTTGTAACAACTATAATCGGAAGTTACTACGCTATGAAAGCAATAGTTAGATATTTTAAAGATCCATTGTATAGGAATCAATACATTCAAAATCACTGTGGGCAGAGAATGTTCATATGGTACTAAAAGCACCGCATTGAAGCGGTGCTTATTTTTTTCTGTTTAAACAAGCCATCCATTCCATCAGATCTTCCAACGGCATTTCAAACCAGTATGGGACAGGACCGTATCCGGCAGAAGCCAACGAGACAGCTATTTTTCTAAGGAGACGGGTGATTCCTGTTTTTTCACCGACTCCGGGGTTAACAAAAAAGTTCCAATGTCTCCAGTAATAGCTGCATATTCTTTGAGCGGCAATTCCATGATGTCCGGCAATGGCTTTTTTAACGCCCTTGCTGCGAGTGCCGCATAAAATGTGCGTGAAGTCATGATGTCAATAGAAGTATCTCCCTCAAGACGCGCTTCCTTTTCTGCAGCAGCAAAATCTTTGCCTGACATACTTAATAAAGCCTTTTCCAATTTCTCTTTATCGTAAATTTTAGATTCCATGTTTTTCTCCTTTCCTCAATAGAAAGCGCCTGCCATTGCGACAGGCGCTATTTTTGTTTTACGCAAGGCCCAGGGCTTCCCGGCTCTCGCTCAGGTAGTCAACGCCATCCACTTTGAAGATGTAGTTGTACTTGTCGAATTCCAGTTTTTCCTTGCCGTCAATTTCCAGCTTCAGATACGTGGTCTCCAGAGTGTTGGCGGTACCGGTCGTGGTAGCCGGCTCCAGTTTTCCCAGTTCCGTGCTTTTCGGACTACCAACAACCAACAGCTTGATAGCGCAGGTCTTGTATTCCCCTGCAGTGGAGTCATAGACCTGCTGGTCGCCACGGATATCCAGCGTATGCGCTTTCGGAGCCGCAAGGGAAATATTGCGGTTCGTCACGGTGCGCCAGTTCAGTTTGGTTTCGGCGCTTCCCAGATGTCCAATGACCGGAGCAGCAATTTCCCCGGCAATACCCGCGCCCTTGATGGTTTCTGTCAGAGCCTCCATGGTCGGCATCTCCACGTCTGCCGTACCGATCATATCGTAGCCTTCCTCATAAACACGGAAGTTTCTTAACAGTTCAGGTACATTCACGATTTATTTCCTCCTTTCTCAGCTAAACAGGGTGTTCAAATAAGACGTGTCATATTCGAATACAGAATCAATTTCCTGCGCAGGCGGAGGCGGTGCAATGTGGATATGGAACTTTAACTTTCCGGCAATCAGGTTTGTTAGAGGATTTTCGGTATCGTTGAATCCTATGCGTCCACCCAGAAGTTTTTGTTCTGCCGCCAGTCCGTTAAGCATGATATTGTAAGTGTCTACAACTGTATGAATCAGGCGCCGGTTTGTAGGATCGTCAACTTTCTGCCAGAATGTCAGCACAAAGTTGTTCTTCATCCAGTTGAACATACGACGGATGGGAATGAAGAAATCTTTAAGATCCGTAATGCCAGGATAGCATCCAGTATTGTTGCCCCATACAGTCCAGCCCTTCGCAAAGTTGAGTGCAGTCACGATGCCGTTTCCGTTAAGGTAATTGGCCTTTCCCAGATCCAGAACAACTTCCGTACCATCAGCCAGACAAATGCCCGTGATGTTCGCATCCTTATTGGAAGGGCTGTTATACGGAACATCATCATTATTGGAATCGGTAACCATCATGGTGCCCATAATGATGGTGGACATATGGAGCTTATAATCTCCGACCTTGCCCATGGGCCAGCCTACAATCTGCAGTTCGCTGGCGTAGTTGTTATTGTTTTTCCATGTCGGTACGTCAGTGTATTTGGTTACACTGTCGGACGGAATATCAACAATAGCTTCTGCACCGAAAACTTCGTTAATAAGGCTGGCTTTGGCTTTCATTACCGCAGCGACACCAGGATAGTGCGACCATCCAGGAGCCAGGACATTACCCGGTACCAGGCGTAACAGCGGGAACACATCTTCCAGTGTTTCCAAGCCTTTGCTCTTGCCGGTAGCAACATCTACGCCACCGATGATATCGTCGGCGGTTACAGCTGCTGAATTTACTTTGTCGTAAGCGACAAACATCTTCAATTCGCCATCCAGCGCACCGTCTTCCAGTACGGAAATGACGCATTCCTCTTTATCATTGTAGGCTACGGAATAATCGACATCCTTTACCAACGCATCCCCGCTGGCGGTCTTTTTGACAACCAAAGTGCTGAGAATAACCGGGTCGGACAGAACAACAGTACCATCGTTATTGATATCCTTT